AGGGGTTAACCGAGGCGATCGCCGAGGAACAGGCATACATCGCTGAGGTCACAGAAGGTACGGGGGTTAAGGGCATGGGGTCGACAAGCCCCGATGCCGAGGTAGACTCCAAGGCTCTGCTTGAGGTATGGAAGCGCATCAATCCCAAGTGGGATGAGAAACAGTTAGAGATCGCCACTAGAGGGCGGCAGTAAAGGAGGAAGAAATGCCAGGAGTAACAGCAGGAGCCTACACAGGCTCATTAGATGCAGGGAGTGAGGTCAGTTCGGACTATGAGGGGAGACACCTTCAAGTCTTTGAATCTGAAATGATTCACCCCTATCACGCAGACGGGTTCGTTGACATTGGCGACCCCGTTGTGCTTTGCGATAGCGGGGTTCCGGCATCTTACGGCTTTGCCGTAGGTATAGCCCGTGATTCGGCTGTCGCCGCAACAGATCCAATCGCCCTCGACACAGAAGGGATATGGAACTTGACAGTGTACGCTGAGGACGATAACGGGAACAGGGCCATTGAGATTGGCGACAGGCTCTACATAAGGGCAGGTACTTTGCCCGGAGCTGCCGATGGCGACGGAACTGGTGACGCTGAAATCAGTAAGATATCTGAGGAGAATACCCAGATACCATTTGGTTATGCTCTAGGCAGTATGGTAGCTGGCGGGTCAGGCGTTATCGCCGTTAAAGTCCATTGGGGTCAGGCTAGTATTCTAACCTGCCACGACCTAAAGGCACTCGACGCAGCGGAGAGGGCTAGCCGACAGAGGGCTGTCGTAGCCACTCCAGCAATGCCCGACGGGTATGGCGTGTGGGAGAGCGAGCTTACCGTTACCGGACTAGCGACAGGGGCCATCGCCGAGCGGTCAGATTGGATTAATTTATCTGACGGTTCGACCGTTCCGTCCTATATGTTCGTTCATACGGACGGCGTTTGGGATGGCGGGGCTACCCTAACAACCGCCTGCATCGCATGGGCGAAATATACCTGTATGCTGGCGAGCGACCCCGCATGGTGCAGCTTATACGAGCTGAACTTCGATGGAGCTAACTCGGAGATTAACTCGATGTATAACTGTAATAATGCGGAGCTTGCGCTGGGGTATCTAGCAGGCACACCGACCAAAGCCGCCGTTGGCAGTATCCCGTTCTGTAGCACGGCCCACGGCACGGTAAGGTTCATCTATCTGTACGACGCAGAAGATTCGGACTAAGTAGAAATACTAAAGAGAAAAGGAGTGAAGTGAAAGTAACGAATGGCGAACTGTTTGGGGCAAAGGAGCCACTAGAAAAGCTAATGGGGGAGAGGATGCCCGTTAAGGCTAGCTACGGATTGGCTAAACTCTCGGCTAAGGTCGATGAGCAATTAAAAATCATTGACCAGGTTAGGGGCGGGCTTTTCAAGACTTATGGGGAGCCTGAGCCTACGAACCCAGCGCAATACCGATGTCAGCCTCACATTGTTGAGATGGACGCAGCGGGGGAAATGGTGAAGGTGAACGGGCTGCCTAACATGATCGTAAATCCTAGCTTCGAGAAGTTTATGACCGAAATGACTGAGCTTATGGAGCAAGAGATCGAGATCGTATTCGATAAGGTTTCGCTCCCCAACACTTTGGAGGTTGCGCCAGCCGTATTGAAAGCCTTAGACAGATTCGTGAAAGTAGTGTAAAGGAGGCAACATGAGTTGCGAATACTGTGGGGACGGGGAGTGTGGGTGCAAGAAGCCCATCGTCGTCGAGAAGACCCCCCAAAAAAAGAAGACCAAGGAGGTAAAGTGAAATGACAGAATTACTGGAATTACTAGGAGGGTGGGAGGGATACACCTCTATCAAGGAGATGAGACGGCCAGCCGATTGGGACAGACGGCTCAAAGAGGCGGCAAGCCTGATATTCAATGATAGCGGTATGCCACTTCACCGCCAACAGTTTCTTCTACGGGAGTCCCTGGGGACAGCCGACTTCCCGTATCTGTTTGCTGACACGATCGACAGGTCGCTGTTAGCCGGATATCAGGCTATCGAGTCTGAGTGGAAGAAATACATGAGGGTAGATACCGTGAATAGACTCTATCCCCACATCGGAGCGAAGCGGTTTGCTATCACGAACTCCGGCATGAAACTGGCGAGGATCGCCCCAAAGGGTGAGTACCTAGCCTTGAAGAAGACCGAAGAGAAGTACGACATCTATGGGTACAAGTTTGGCAACCAGTTAGACATCGCATGGGAGGCCATCATAGCCGACGACCTGGGGGCGCTCAGGAAGACCCCTGAGGAGATGGCATGGTTGGTCGCTAACACCGAGCATTACGAAGCTGTCAACTGCTATGCCGACGATGTAGGGACCCACACCGCCAACGCTAATCTCTATGAGGTGGGAGTGAACTCCGGGGTGCTACCCCTCACGATCGCCAACTTAGAGACGACCGTTGCGTTAATGCAGGCTTTCAGGCATCCGAGTGGACAGCCGATGCGGAACAGGCCGAAGTTCTTGGTCGTATCGGACGGTGGGCTGGAGTTTACAGCTCGTCAAATCCTGACCTCATCCAATAAGATGTGGCTCAATGACTCCGACGATGTGTCCCCGCCTGCGCCTTACCCGACCAACAACGTGATAGCTCAGTATGGATTGCAGCTCATCGTTGACCCCTGGCTCGCACTTACCGGGACGGATGGATACCGTGATAACTCGTGGTATCTGTTTGCCGACCCGAACCAGATTGCAGCGGTAGAGTGTGACTATCTCCAGGGCCATGAGCGCCCGGAGATCTGCATGAAGTCCAGCAACAAAGTCGCCATCGGGGGTACAAGCCCGCTGTCGGCTATGACAGGGGACTTCGAGACGGACAATATACTGTACCGTGTGCGCCAGTGTTTCGGAGCGAACAAGCTCGACTGGAGAGCCACGTACATGAACCGTGTTGCTGATTAGGGGTCGAGAGGCTCTTAACTGGTTGGTTTGCCGAGGGCGGGATTGGGTTAGTTACTCCTTTCTCTTGCTCGTCCTCGGCAGGCCGAAGAGGTGAGGCATGACAGACGTAGAATTGGTTCAGCTAAAGATAGGCGACACTGGTGCGACGAAGTTTACCGCCGCCCAGATTCAAGCGTTTCTGGATATGGCAGACGGGTCGGTTTTGGAAGCCTCCGCGCTCGCGCTGGAGTCCAGGGCAGCCTCTCTCTCTGAGGGGATGTCTTCTGAAAAGATCGGAGACTACGCTTATACAATGAAGAAAGTCGATGATCTCCTAGCCCTCGCTGCTCGATACCGAGAGACAGATGCTAACACCCCGGAGATCGGGATAGCTGAGCCGGACTTGATAGGAGTTACCGAATACGTATGAGCTACGCAAGCTTACTAATCGATGTTTGCACCATTCAGAGGAACACGCCGGGAGCGCCCGATGATTACGGTCATAAGGCCGAAGCCTGGGCGGGTCACCTGGTCAATGAACCTTGCCGTATCATGGCTACCCAAAGCAGGGAGATAGCGCAGGGGGCGCAAGTCGTGATAGCAGGGTATCAAATGTTCCTCAATGATGTGGACGTAACTGAGCGAGATCGAGTCATTCATAATTCGATAACTTATGAGATCCTGCAGGTGTCCACCCGCCAGGATGGCGAAACAGAGCACCATAAGGAGTTAATGCTAAGGACAGTGAAATGAAAATAGATATCGAAATGATAACAAACCTAAAGGTAGCAGAGCTTCAAGAGAGGGTAGATAAGGTTGTTCACTCTGCTTTGAGGGACGTTACCATAGCGATAGCTAGTGATGTGGTAAAGCTCTCGCCGTGGAAGACGGGCAATAACCGCCGGAGTATAGACTTTGATTTTCACGAGTCTTACTCCCGGATATTCTCAACGTCTGGATATGGCGGGTTCTTAGAGACCGGGACTGTGCGGCGGGGGCCAACGCCTTACTTCCGCCCAGCCTTAGATCTACACATTCACAAATTACCGGAGCTGATAAGGAGAGGTCTCTAGTGGAGGACACGAACAAGATCATTCGGGCTTACCTGGCTGCGCAGGCGGGGCTAACCGCCATTGTAGGAGCTGGGGTAGATTGCCGGATTAGCACTCGCCCCATCAAGGAGGGTATGGCCCTCCCAGCATTGACGTTCAACACGACAGGGGGGGTATCCAACCCCAACATCTACGATCCTGTGACTGACGATGGGATCGTTGACCCGTCTGTTCAATTCACTTGCTGGGCAGATAACCCGATGGGAGCGAGGGCCTTGTATGAAGCCCTACGCAGGGTACTCTTCGGCTTGAATATGGAGACCGTTACCTTCAACGGCAACGATCACCAGATCAAGTTTGCAACAGAGCAAGTCATAGGTCAAGACCGTGAAGACGTGGATATCCCGAAGTATTTCTCGGTTATCACTTTTTACGGTTTCGAGATATTAGCGAAGTAAAAGGAGGATGAAATGGCAGACATAGTTATGACAGTAGTGGAACTGGATCGAACTCTGGTCGATATGGCGGGGAATGCGAATACCGAGTTAGGGAACGCTCCCGGCGCAGATGATTTTCTCATGCCCAACGATGGGAAAACCATTCTGGTAATCGACGCTATCACGGGCGACACGTTTACTTTCCTGGCGACAGAATGTTCGCATGGGCGAACGGAAACTCTGACCGCCATTGTCGCTGCGGGCGACTTTGCCCTCATTGGCCCGTTCCCGCAGGCCCTATGGAATAACGGGGACAACCAGGTGAGGATCACTCCCACGGCATGGAACGTGGCGGATCTGTTGCTCGCCGTTAGACTCCCGTAACCGAAACTTAAAGGAAAGGAGGCCCATTATGGGAATTGGGAATGCATCGGAAGTGCTGGTTGGGGTCGTCTCAATGGAGGTTAAATACCCTATTGGTGGCGAGTACCGCTTTCTAGGGTATACCGAAGAGGGCGTTACATTCGACTATGGCGTAAGTAAGGTGGAGGTTAGGGTCGAGGAAGAGGTCCACCCTATTCGCCAGTCGATCGACTCAGCAACTTTAAAGATCACAGCAAACCTTGCTCAGTCTTCGCTTGATAATATGGCAATAGCGATGGCTGATGCGGTTCTAGCTGCTGGCGTTTTAACCATCGGTGACGGGGTAGACAAGGAAATGTCTATTCGTCTCATCGGCAAGAATGAGAACGGGCTAGCCAAGACGTGGATTATACCGAAGGCGGTTGCGTCTGGTTCTGTCGCAATGTCATTCCGCAGAAACGAGAAGACGCTTGTACCGCTGGAGCTAACCGCCCTCAAAGGCGATGGCCCGATCTGCACAGTAACGGATAGCTAAAAGGAGGAACCTAGTGGCTAAGAAAAAGAGAAGGAGTGAAGAGCAGAAGACACTCATTAGCCCTATCATGGTGGTGCTGGGGGGAGAAGAAGTCTCTGTCCCGGTACTCAGAATGCGAGCATCCAGGGAATGGCGGGAGGCGTTTTCAGCGTCCGTCGCCGAACTACCTGGCTCAATTAAGCTAACCGATGCCGCTAATCCGGTTGAGCTACAGGAAGCGTTACAGACGCTTCTAATCACCATGCCCGAAAAGACAATCCAAAGCTTCTTTCTATATGCCAAGACATTGAAGCGGGAGGCTTTCGAGGACACCGCAACGGATGAGGAAGTGGCTGCGGCTTTCGACCAGATCATCGAGGTGGCGTTCCCTTTGGGGAAGAGCCTACTGAGGGCGATCGGGAATATCGGGTAGGCGAAAATGAGAAGCTTAACATAGGTGGGGCTTTCGAACTGGTGATGTCGGAGTGGCACGTGCCACCCGACCACATAGCAGAGTGTTGGAGCGACGAGCTGTTTGCGCTCATGGTTCACCACTTTGCGAAGAGGCGAGAACGGGAGCGAAAAGCTATTGAGGCTCCAGGGCGGAAAGAGCAAGGCCGCACATTCGTCTCTTCCGAAGAGCTGATTGAGCGCATGGGAAACAACGTTGAAGTCATAGGGAAAGATGGCTAAGGAGGGCATCCTTTGGTATAGGTGTAGTCCGTAGGTAGGGCTGGAGGGGATGCCCTCATATTTTAGGGGATTAGCGACGCTTGGGGCGAGAATAAAAGATGGCTATAGAGATAGGTGACGCAGTATTAAAGGTCGGCATTGACACCGCTGGCCTAGATAAAGGGTTGAAGGGCTTGTCCGACAAGATGAACAATGTCGGCAAGAACCTGTCTCTGAAAGTCACCGCCCCCCTCGCTGCGCTCGGGGCCGCTAGCTGGAAGCTGGCGGGGGACTTTGACCAATCCTTTAGGGCTGTCAACGTCATGCTCAAAGCGTCCGGTGGTGAGGTTGATAAGTATAAGAGTCAGATCCTCGGAATCTCGGATGCTACCGGGAAGAGCGCAAAACAGGTAACCGACTCTTTCTACCAGATCGTCTCGGCTGGATATCGTGGTGCTGACGCTATCGATATCCTGAACACCTCCATGAAGGGGGCGGTCGGCGGCATGGCTGACGCTGAGATTACAACCGCTGCCCTCACCAAAGCCATGAACATCTTCCAGCTCGAAGGGGTCGAAGGCTCTGAGCGAGCGATGGACGTCTTCTTTGGTATTGTCGACCAGGGCCTACTCACCTTTGAAGAGATGGCTTCCGCCTTCCCGCGAGCTGCCTCTAGTGCCGCTGGGTTAGGGGTGTCTATCGAAGAGACAGGAGCGGCGCTCGCTACACTATCCAAGGTCTCCGGGTCTACAGAACAATCCGCAACCGCCCTTAACGCTGTGATGTCTGCCTTGATTAAACCGCAAGGCGATATGATTAAGCTCTTTGAGAAGTGGGGAGTCACCACAGGCCCGCAGGCTATCGAAAAGTTTGGCGGGCTGGCAGGGGTGCTTCAAGAGGTACAAAAGGAGACAGGCGGCGAAGTAACTGCGCTCTCTAAAATCTTCCCTAGCCTTGAAGCTATTCGTGGTGTCTTGCCACTGGTAACTACTAATTCTCAGGATTATGCTGATGCCCTCATCGCTGTAGGCGATAGCGCAGGGCGAACCGATGCGGCCTTCAAAGAGATGGCCCAGGGACCCGCCTTCACAATGACATCGCTAGTCAATAAAATGAAGAACTCCA